AAAGCGCCGATTGCACCTATTTATCAGTACACCAACGCGCGGTTGATCAAGCCGTGGCTGAAGGGCTACCCGATCACCAACCCGGAAGATGTGGCCTACAGCCGTACGCTATACATCATCAAGCACTAACATGGGTATAAGTGGCTGAGATATATTTTTTTATATTCCAGCCACTTTCTTGTTGGGCATGGATGGGGTATTAAAGTCAAAATTTGTATTAAGTAAAGCGATCTGATCAACGTCATGTTCGGACATCCACTTTCCATACACAGTAAAAACCATTTGTGCATTTGTATAGCCCATCTGGTTTGCAATAAAGCTCGGGTTAGCTCCGGCGCTTAAAGCCCAGCATGCAAAAGTATGGCGTGACTCATATGCTTTGCGGTGACGGATTTCGGCACGCTTTAGAAGATTATTCCATGACGCTGCCAGTGAGCCTGGTATGTAACTTCGATTTTCAGCGGCCTTAGGTCTGAGATGACCGACCCGCGGGTATAGTTATTTCTCTCAGCAAACTTCAGCATTTCAATCATAACGGACATGTAGGCATTCACCGTTCTCACGGTTCGGCCTTTTTTATGAGAACGCTGAAGGGTTTTTCCAACGAGCTGATAGCCAGTCAGTAGCTCATGCCGCAAAGACAAAAGACTCTCATACGTCAGTGCTGACACTGGCTTTGCATCATCCATAATGCGTAAACACATTTTGATATACGATGTGTAACGCATAAGGGTGTTACGGGATAACACTGTCTCCTTCAATGAAAGCCATTTAGCTGCGAGCTCTGCAATCGTCACCTTGAGTTTGTGATCATCATTAACTTCAGCTCGCGGAGAGTTTGGAAACTGCGTTGAGTAATCAAAGGTGCCGGTCCTGATCGCATAGCAGATCGACGTCCTTAACTCCCCAGCCAGTTTCCTGTTCTTGGATGTGTCAGGTACGCCCAGGCTCTCTCGTACCCGCTTACCCTGGTAGATAAACCACAGGCGCAGTGTGCCCCCGTGGTTCTCGACCCCGGTTGGATATTTAGACATGCTTCTTCCTCTGTTATGAAAGAGGGGCTATTTAAGCAGATTTTTGGCGGGGATCGCCGGGCGCTGACGTTCCACCCAGTTATCGACTTCGTGGCGGTTGTAGAGGATAGGGGAGTTGTCCTTCGGCTGGCAGTCTCCGGAGTAATGCCGGTACTCGCGGCCTTCCATCCAGGACTTTTCGCGCGCAGACTTGATAGCGTTTTTGGTCAGGCCAGTGATCGCCATCAGCACTTCTTCCGATACCCATTTATTGGGCACCAGTTGGATCGCTTCACTCATGGTTTACTCCAGGCAAAAAGAAACCCGCTTTGTGCGGGTTTGATAGATGATTAGGTTGTGTTGAATTTTTTTAGGTTCACTGAATTTTTAATTCTTTTTTTCTTCTGAGACTAAGCTGCTTAGTAGTTGGTGGCGGTTATATCTATTGTGTAACTTTTATGGTCAGCATTTGATTGCTTCTATAGTGGTCTTTAATTACATGAGAGAGCTTCGTCTAACAGTCTTGGGATACGAGATTTCCTTACAGCGTTACTTTAATTTCCACCCGAAGCGGATAACTGACCGGATATGACGCAGAACGTAAGAGAGCTTATCAATGTCCGACATCTACGAAATCACCATCACCACTCAGGACGACGAAGAGTACGCCGGTAAGATGACGCGCCATCAGCCTGAGCTGGTAAACGGCTTTGTTGCTCTGGCGCAGGAAAATGGGGAGTGGCCTTACTTCGCTCCGGCCGATGTGAAGCGCGTTCAGTTCACGCCAGTGGCTGAAGAGGTCTATGTATAAAAACGAAAGGAGCAGTTGAACGTTGAGGTCGTTGATACAAATAGAAATGTATGAACTGCTCTAAGAAAAGCCATCTCCGCTTGGGTTAACGGAGATGGGATAGGATTTCGATTACTCAGTTGTATTTAAAATGTCTTCACGTAACTGTATTAGCCTATCTCTTATTGTCAATCCGCCATTTTTGTTGGGGCTATATGAAGTGCGAATTACATCTGAAGGAGAGGATTCTGACAGGACGTTGTTAACAGCAGAACTAACACCTTTCGCTTGTGGAATCCATAATGCAACGTCAGCTTCATAGTTAAATGGTTTCGATGTTGAAAATGCATTTCTCGTCATGTTGCTGCTGCCGATCAAGGAGAATACGGGGCCGTTTTTAGTACTTGCTATAAATACTTTTGCATGCCACTTATAGCCCTTAACTTTCCTCACAGCCAGATTTACGCCTGCAGAAGTCAGCGAATTATTGAAGTCATCAAAAGAGAATCTCCATTGAGGATTATGTATCCCAACAGTGATTACTTCTGCATTTGAAGTGGCAAGCTTTTGTGCAAGGTTACCTTCTGTAGAGGCGCAATACGCCGATTTAAAATTATCTTGAAAAAAGCCGCTACATATGATCACCTCTTTTATATCAGGGAGTTGTACTGCGTTGAGTAGTAAATTCCGAAAGACGTTAGGCACTTGCTGATTTCTTAAGAGTATTGCGATGCTCATAGTTGCTCCTTACTATGCAAATATTTTTTGTTATCGGTCATATTCTCTCCATCTTTATTTAAAAATAAGTCCAAAAAATGGTGTCTCAGTCCCGAGTTAGGAGATGGAAAATGGTTTATCGGCCATACCCACCAGTTAACTTCATCGATTCCGAGAACTGGCAGTCATACACTAGGCTGATCCCCGCTAATGAAGTGCATGAGTGGATAAACCGACAAATCCTCAGTGATACCGGAAGCATCCACAACCCTGACCACGAACACCTGTTTGAAGCTGACCTCTGCTTTATGTGGGCGTCCGACTCATTCGTGAAGAAAGGGCGCTACGTCCTCGGCCAGGTTGAACAGGTAATGCTCCGAGCCGGTGGATGGCAGAAATCCAGAATGGAACAGCAGATGTATGAATGGTTCGGGCGGATACCGAAGTTCATCATCACGCTGGCAGCCGATTACTGCTCACAATGCAGCGACCTCGAGTTCTGCGCACTGGTAGAACATGAGCTTTACCACATCGCCCAAGAGGTTGATGAGTTCGGCGCCCCCAAGTTCTACAGAGACAGTGGTTTGCCAAAACTTTGCATGCGTGGTCATGACGTCGAAGAGTTTATCGGCGTGGTCCGCAGATATGGTGCAAGCGCTGATGTGCAGGAGTTGGTAGACGCTGCAAACAATCCCGCCGAAGTGGCGAAAATCAACATAGCCAGAGCATGCGGGACGTGCATGCTAAAGCTGGTGTAATTCTAGACTGATTATGACGGGCAGGTAATCCATGGCGACTCTCAAAGGTGAGGTCAAAGCCTTCATCGTTCAGTCGCTTGCCTGTTTTGATACCCCCTCAATGGTGGTGGAATCCGTCAAAAAAGAATTCGGCATTTCCATCACACGACAGCAGGTGGAATCGCACGACCCCACAAAGGCGAATGGCAAGGGGCTGGCAAAAAAATGGGTGGATATGTTCAATGACACCCGCAACAGGTTCCAGACAGAAATAGCGGACATCCCGATCGCTAATAAAGCTTATCGGCTCCGCACGCTTGACCGTATGGCCGCGCGCACCGAGAACATGAAAAACTTTTCGCTTACTGCGCAACTTATAGAGCAGGCAGCGAAAGAAGTCGGTGATGCTTATACCAATAAACTCAAGGTTGAAAGCACGGGTGCTAATGGCGGCCCCATTAAAACGGAGAGTGTTGCGCTTACATCTGACGAGGCCGCTGAGCTGTATCGCAAGATGATGGGATAACAGCCATAAACAAAGGTTTCATTCCTTTTTCAGACTATGCATTTTCAATGCCGTTTTATGCATCATTTATGCAATCCGTTTACAGCTGATCTGCTGAGCAATCATAAGAAAATAAATAAGCCTTTAGTCGTGGAATTCCTGTGAGTGCTATCCGGATGATGCGGGTAACGTCCATTATGTTAAATAGAGCCGTTTCCAGCTCTATTTTCTACTAATGCTGACTAAATGGTTTCATCACGGATTTCTTTGGTGGGACCATTTTTCTGAACTGAGGCGATCCCGGTTTGGCATGCCTGCTTAGAAGAGTACATTTCGCTTGTGGCTATAACCTCGTGGTTATCAGCTTTTAATACAAAATAATATTCTGATTCTTCGCCGAAGAGTACTCCAGTAAGTAATGTGCCATTCGATTTAGGTTGGCTTTTCTTTATAACGTAATAACCCATGAGATATCTCCTTTATCCGGAGCAACATGCACCGGTAGGACAATATTCATTCATTCGGAAAATTATTCAATTTTTACGCTTCTTTATTTTAGGTAAATCTGATGCCGATCCCATTCCCCTTCGATTTCCGAAATCCGGACTATACGCAGGTGTTTGAATGGCGCATGGAGAGGCTGCAGCGCATCAGGCAAAACCCCTGCATGCTGCCCGCGATGAAAGCATTCTACCGTGACAATCCGGCGCAGTTCATTATCGACTGGGGTATAACGACCGATCCACGTAATCTCGATTACGGTTTGCCCGTGTCCATACCGTTTCTGCTGTTTCCTAAACAGGAGGAGTGGATCCACTGGATAATGGACCGCCGCGGGAAGCACGAGCACGGCATCACCGAAAAAAGCCGCGAAATGGGACTAAGCTGGACCTCAATAGGTCTCGCCTGCGCAATGTGCCTTTTCAATAAAGAGATGGTGATTGCCTCGGCTCCCGTAAAGAGGAGTACGTCGACAGCACTGGTGATCCGAAGGCGCTGCTCTGGAAGGCGCGTAAGTTCGTCGAAATGTTGCCGGTTGAGTTTCGTGGCGACTGGAGCGCGAAGAAGCACGCGCCTTACATGCGTGTGGAGTTCCCGACCACCGGCGCAGTGCTGAAGGGTGAGGCTGGCGATAACATCGGCCGTGGTGACCGTACCACGCTCTATTTCGTGGATGAGGCAGCATTCCAGCAGCGTCCGCTGCTTATTGAGGCATCACTCTCGCAAACCACTCGCTGCCGTATAGACCTTTCATTGGTCAATGGCATGGCGAACCCGTTCGCGCAGAAGCGGCACGGTGGACTAATCCCGGTGTTCACATTCCACTGGCGCAGCGACCCGCGGAAAGATGATGAGTGGTACCGCAAAGAGTGCGAAAAAATTGATACCCGGTTGTTGTCGCTCAGGAACTTGATCTCAACTACTCAGCATCTGCAGAAGGTGTGCTGATCCCCAGTGAATGAGTACGTGCTGCTATTGACGCTCACGTAAAACTGGGTATTCAGCCTACCGGCCAACGAGTCACGGCGTGAGGCGATAAAGAAGGGTGCTTTGATGGTTCTGGATATGTCAGCAACGCCGGTAGAAGGGTCGATAGTGATGTGACACCTGAATGAGCAGATGCGAATGCTGCGGCTGCGTCTTCACCCGCTACCAAGGCTGGAAGATCTGGACCAATGACGAGTGATGACTTCGAAGGCCACCTGGTTTTCAAAGGGGTGATCACCTACATCATCAACGACGCGCTCACCGGCGAATTCGATGATAATCCGGTGATGTGAAGGATGGTGCATGGATGGGGCATAAAATTAGTACAAAACAACTCAAAACCTCTGAAGGTGTCAATTCGTCTTGCGCTAATGCATTGCTTTCAACCTGCTTTTAGCTTACTTCATCTCACATCATAAAAATGGTCCCGTATAACACCCTCAAACATTGATAAAAAAATCCCCCTTACATCACGGGAGTAAGGGGGAAAGTCGTTGATTGCTGAAAGTTTCCTGTCTGGGCAGGTATGCCGAAAATTTTAGTTAAGTATTGTGGAGGCACAATGGAGGAAAAAAGGAGACGCAGCCGCAGATGAGCAAAGGGCAAAAAAAAGCCCGCTACAGAGAGCGGGCAAAAAATACTGGAAGCAATGTGAGCAATGTCGTACTGAATAGTTGAGTGGGTTACTCAACTATTCAGTAATGAGAAAGATAATCTTTATCATTTGAACATGCAACTCCTTTTTACATTTTTCCCGCAGGCCGCGTATAGCGGGCGTTTCCGGCAGATTTTTCCGACCCTGGTCAAAAAACAGGCAGCGAATTGTGCTATAGTGCTGATGTTTTAACCAACCAAGAGGATGTTATGTCGAACCCACTCAACCCTACCGAACTGGCCATCGAATACCTGCGTCGCGACAAAAGCGCGCTCACCCCGGCTGAATACCTGAAGAGACTGAACCTGCTGAAACTTGAGTTTGAAGATCTGCTTACGCTCTCCCATAGTGAGCTGAAAGAGGAGATCGACTTTGCCTGGCGGCTTGGCATCCACTGATTGTCGCACCACGTTTAAAACGTAAGAGGCGTTATGCTGGCTTGTTTACAAGCAGCAGCGCCTGTTTAATTTTGCGATTAAATAGATCAGCGTCTGAATTGAACATATTAATATCGGCATAAAAAACCAAATCTTTAATTATTTAGATAAGCTTTATTCTGGCTAAATTAAATATGTAGTGCGTCAAAATTATCTCGCTAATTAAACCCTTTTTATATGATATATTGTTTTGCCCACAACCTGTTTTAGTGCATTTTATGGGTGTTTATACTGGGTGCATTACTGTAAAAAAGTTAATTCACATTACTTAAGTAAAATCTTAGGCACTTTAAGGCAAACCTGGCATTGCGCTAAATTAGCCGTGTCAAAGCGGATTGCGAGTGTTATAACGAGGCTACCGTTCTCCGGTGTTCTGGCGAGTCTCATTATGTTAAGAAATCTCAGTGTTCGTACCTTTATATTTTTTTACCTTCTGGTCTCTTTTGTTATCGTTGATGCGATAGTAATCGTGCTCTCAAAAAATATCCCATTAATTGCTGCGGTAAGTATCGTATCGATTATTTCGCTGGCGTTAATATGGATATATTTAACGCAGTATCTGGTGACGCCAATTAATACGGTGAAGAGAAGTATTGAGGCGGTGACGGCAGGTAATCTGTCGATTGTTATTCCGGAGTTTGGTAATAACTGTGCTGGCCGTTTAATTCCCGGTATCAATAGCTTATCCGCCAGTATTGCCGTGCTGGTCAAAGAGATACGCCTCTCCTCTGATAATGCGCTCGGGCTTTCCGCCCAGCTCGCTTCTCGCAGTGCCGATTTGTCGGTGAAAACGGAAGAGCAATCCGCAGCACTGGTGCAGACCGCCTCCAGCATGGAAGAGATGGCTTCCAGCACCAAAAACAACGCTGATAATACGCGGCTTGCCAGCACCCGCGCTAATGATGCCTCTTCCTGCGCTGAACGCGGCGGCCAGTTGATGGGGCAGGTGGCGAAGAATATGCAATCCATTACCGATTGCGCGGAGCAGATGCGCGAAATTATCTCCATTATTGATGGCATCGCTTTTCAGACTAATATTCTGGCGCTGAACGCCGCGGTGGAAGCGGCGCGCGCCGGCGATCACGGCAAAGGTTTCTCGGTGGTGGCGGGCGAAGTGCGCAGCCTTGCGCACCGTAGCGCCGAGGCGGCGAAGAACATTAAATCGCTGATTGCCGTCACGACTGATAACGTTACTCAGGGCGCGACAGTGGTGAGCGAAGCCGGGCAGAACATGCAGGAGATTGTCTCCGGTGCCAGCATTGTCAGTAAGCTGATGGATGAGATTGCCGTCTCCACGCTGCAGCAGGAGAAGGGTATTGCGCAAATCACCCTTGCGCTGGCGGAGTTGGAGCAGGTTACGCAAAGCAACGTATCGGTGGTTGATGAACTTGCCGGTTCGTCGGATCTACTGAAACATCGCGTTGAAGAGTTACAGCAGCGCACCAGTAAATTTAGCCTGGCTGATGAAAAGCCTGCGCCTGCGCGTCAGCGTGATACGCAGCCAGAGAAGCAGCGTGCGCCGCTTACGGCGGCGGTCGGTGGCGGCCAGGAGAACTACTGGCACTCGTTTTGATAGCGCCCTAGTGGATAAAAAGCCCGCACTGCGGGCTTTTTTTATGGCAATCCGTCGTAATTTGTTAGCAAATTCAGCGCCATGATTGCTTAACCTTGGCGCATGGCTAGACTGTCATCAACTAAGACTGAATGTGGAGGCGCAGTGGAAGCCATTAAAGGAGCCGACCTGCAGGTGCCGGACGCGGTTTACGCGTGGCAACTGGACGGCAAAGGCGGCGTCAAACCGCTGGCAGCGGATGATGAGATCACCGCCCAGACACCCTGCTGGGTGCACCTGAATTACACCAACCAGGAGAGCGCGCAGTGGCTTGAAACGACACCCGTCTTACCGAACAGCGTGCGTAACGCGCTGGCGGGCGAGAGTTTGCGGCCCAGAGTAAGCCGCATGGGCGAGGGGACACTGATTACGCTGCGCTGCATTAATGGCAGCACCGACGAACGCCCCGATCAGCTGGTCGCCGTGCGCGTGTATATGGACGAACGGATGATCGTTTCGACGCGCCAGCGGAAAGTGCTGGCGCTGGATGATGTCGTCAGCGAGCTGGAAGAGGGCAGCGGGCCAACGGACTGCGGCGGCTGGCTG